GAGTGCAGTGGTCGCCATGTTTACAGCACCATCAATGTCAACAACATCTAAGTTAGTAGTGCCGTCTACATCTAAATCGCCATTAAAATCTACGTTGCCTGCAACTGCAAGCGTTGTAGCCATGTCAACAGCTCCGTCAATATCAACAACATCAAGGTTTGTAGTGCCGTCTACGTCTATATCTCCAGAAATGTCTAAAGAAGAAGCAGTCAACACACCCGTAACACCAAGTGTACCTGCAATGGTTGCGTTCACATCTACATCTAGTGTATCTATGTGTGCTGTACCGTCTAAGTAAAGATCACGCCACTCTTGTCCAGAGCTTCCAAGATCAAATGCACTGTCAGTGTTAGGGATAATATTACTATTTACATCTGCACCGAATACAACATTATCACTTGCTGCGTCACCTAGAGTAAGCGTACCGCCATTAAGTGTTGTAGTACCAGTGACTACAAGAGTTCCACCGATAGTTGTGTTGCCTGTTATACCTAGTGTGCCGCCAACAGTTGTGTTGCCTGTTACGCCTAGAGTGCCTGCAATGGTTGCGTTAGCATCTACGTCTAGTGTATCTACATGGATAGTTCCGTCAAAGAAGCCGTCCTTAAACTCTAAAGAGCTAGTACCTAAGTCAATGTCTGAATCAGTTACAGGAACAATTGCACCGTCTTGGATGCGAATCTGTTCTACTGCTGCACTGCTTACCTGTACAAAAAATCCCCAACGGTTGTTAGTGGTATCGACTACAAGCTTGTTTAAGAAATCTTGATCGCCAATAATTTCAATGTTACCACCTTCTCCTGCTCCACCGTCATGTTGGTGTCCGGTAGTTCCAGTAGAAGTGTATGCAAACGCAGATACAAGTTTATTGTATTCGTCATTAAAAAGTGCAGCGGTGATTGTATCGCCATCTGTAAGTGTGCTTTGTCTAGTATAACTTGATCCTGCCATGTCTGGTTATCTCCTGCCTGATGGGACGTAATCAACGTACAAGCCGTTAATTGCATAGGGTGCGTTTTGGTCATCACTGGTAATTCTAAAGTTTGTTACGTGTCCACTTCCTTCTACTGCTTGTCTAAACATTGGATCTTTACTGCCGCCAAATGTTGATGCTGCAAACGCTACGTTTCCAAAAGAAGAAGGAATTGGAATTCCTACTACGGGATATGGTGCAGGTTGAGGAATGTCTAAGTCTTCGTAATCATATCGAAGTCTTAGAAACGGAAGTATCTGGCCTTCAGGAGACACAGATATTTTAACGTAGTACAAAGTCTTTCGAGTTCCAATGTCTCCAAAATCATAATTGGGTGTGCTATATTTTGCTGAAATATTAAAAGCTGTTCCATCATCAGAAAATGCATTGCCTGAGTCATGGTTATAAACATAGCCTTTGCTATCTCCGTGAAATGTTTTTTCCACGCCATCTTTGTTAAAGCCCGATGTTAGACCTGTTGCTTGTATTCCTTTTGTTTCAGACCATTCAAAACCGTTAGGTGTTAATGTTCCTATAATTCCAAGCGCAATAGACGAAGCACCACCAACCTGACTAAAAAATAATCTGTATTGTGATTTGCTTCGGAGTACTGTACTAGCAAGCGTAAAAGTATTTACAGACTTTGCAAGTGTAGATATTACAGACTGTATTTGCCGACTTACTGATCCTAATTCAACGTCACCAATACGTGCTGTACCTGCTACTGAACGTATGCCATCCGGTGAAAGAAACACCAAGTCACCGCCAATCTCTTGGATGCTATGTGAACTCAAGCAACCTACGTTTTTAGTAACTGGAACAATTGCAATGTTAGAAGAACTAGTAATGTTGATAAGCTTGTGTATGCTATTGCGACAAAAGATAATTAAGTCATCACGAAAGCTTTTGATGCCTACTACTTGGTCTGGCAATAAGATGCTGCCTGCACCTGAACCAGAAAAACTAGATGGATCAAGTGTTGAGCTATAAAAGATTGTGTTTTTTGCGGTTGGTGCGCCTGCTACAACTAAGTGATTATTATGTATAGCGCATGTGGTCGGTGCTGTTGTCCCGCTAACAGTTACTTCTTCTGCAAAAAATGTACGGTTAGCTAAAGTTCCTGTTCCTGTCATTTTAAAAAGAAAAGGCTTATTAACTCCGTCAGTAATAACAACTGAGCCGTAATCGGTGTTTCCTTCAAATACTGCAAAAGATGTTTGAGCTTGTGCAGTTCTATCGTCTGCACTGCGGCCTGAAAAAGTTGAGAAGTTATCTCCTCCACTTGCAACGCTTGCTTTGTTAATCTGTAACCAAGTAGTTTCGCCATCTTGACTAAAGAAAATTCCAACGCCACTACAAATAATTACTCCGTCTGCATATACTTGCACACCAAGAATACGATTACCACCGTTAGGTCGAGTATCACCAAAAGCTGAGTAACCGTTTATACGTCTGTACCCGCCATCTGGATTAACTTCAAAGTTTAATAACTCTGTAGCAACTCCGGGCTGTGCGAGCATTTCAAGTTGATTAAGGTTAGTATTTAAACCACCTCTGCATGAAATACCAAAGGGTTGTGAAGCAGCCATTAAACGAACCTCATCCGGTCATCTTTAATATCCGCAGGTACTGGCTCAATAAGATTAGAGCGCATGCTACGTAAACCTTTTCTATAATCTTCTAGTGCAAAAGCTGCTGCTTGCGGGTTATCTTTAAACTGCCAGATGTAGTACCTAGCTCTAGCTTGTAGAACGCCCGTATACAAATCTGGAAAAACTATAGTGTCTCCGTGTCCAGAGAGTCTTGAAGGAAGATCCCAAGCGTAGAACCAGACGCGGTAGACCTTGTCAGGAATGGGACTGAGTCCAAATTTGCGAGAGTCAGGGCTACGTATAACAGCGTTAGGTACACCAAATTGTTGAGAGTCTGCATCATCTAAGTTCTCCGAAATTCTGCGAAAGTCTTTCCAAGCTTCTATAGTCATAAAGCGTAAGTTTCTAGCTACATAAGGAGCTACTTCACCTGAGACACCTACGGTGGTCATGTAGAAGTTGTCCCAGTCTATTGAACTAAAATCCGTTGTGATGTTTGAACTAGCGGGTTTTAGTTCATAAAATCTTGTGCCTGCAACAGTCTCAACATATACGTTGCCGTACATGGGATCTGTCTCACCACTTTCTGCCGAAGCTAGAAAAGGCCATTGTGGTTCTTCAGTTATAATATCAAAGTAAGCGCGGTTTACTGAGTCTTTGACATGTTGTTGAACACCTAACGCGGATGCGAAAGTTGTTGATGTAAGGGCAACTTCATTGAGTTCTCGTAGAAGCTCATTAGTTAATTCAAGGTAGGTTGTTGCCATAAATTATTGCGCCTTTGATTTAGTTTCAGTTTCTTTCTTTCCGAAAATAGCGTCCCAGTTATCTTCGTATTTTTTTTTATTCTCTGGCTTGTACCAGTTACCTGTGTCTCCAAGGATTCTTTTCTTGCTGTTTCCTTTAATCATTACAGGCTTGTTGTCGCTTCCTACTAGTGGCATAAATACCTCTTATAAAGATCAGGGGGCTTTTACACCCCCATCTCTAGTTACTTACTTAGTCGATACCGTAGAACGCTGAAACCATTGCTTCAGGACGTAATACTTTAGCACCATATACGTGCAGACCACGACAGATGTCACCGAAGCTATCTGGATCACGGATGACCTCAGTGCTTGTGATAGTCTGTGCAGTTGCAGTGGAGCTAATGTGACCAGACAGTACTTGACCCGCAGCATTGCTTGGAGTAGCAATGTTGTTAGACTTGTACATGTCAAAGCCGCGTAGCTTGCCAGATGATACTAGACCGTTACGGATAGAGCCTTGGCCTGCGTTGAAGTCTACAGACATTAGCTTAGAGCTAGACTGAGACAACTGCTCGTAAAAGCTAGGTGGAGCCAAGAACCAACGACCTTCTTCTGGAATGCTTTGCTCGTCAAGAAGACGGGCCATGTACGCCATAAGATCAAGAGGATCATGCTCATTAGTTCCAAAACCAATATCCAAGTTACCAGTACCGTCAAAAGTTCCGGCGGCTAGGTCAGTAGCACTGTCGCTACCAAGGATGTGGTTAGGGCTTGAAGCTGAAACGCCCGCGATCATCTTCGCAATTACACCTGCGTCAAAAGCATCTTTCAATGCGTAAGCAGCAGAAGAAGCAGCAACTTCTTTAAAGTTAACGTGAGACATTGCAGTTTCAATATCATCAACGATGAATTTAAATGCGTTGGCTACGTCAACAACCAAAGTAATTTCTTGGTCAGTTAGCTTAGTTTGAGTTACGTCTGCACCACGCTCATACTGATAAACAGTAATTACTGGTTCTTTGATAACCTTTACAGAATCACCAAAAGACGAAATTTCACCACTGTAATCAGTGTTGGTAATTGCTTCAGCTACAGAAGCTTTGCGAAAGAAGTTAAGAACTTTCTTCGAGTAAATCGAAGGAAGAAAGAAACTGTTAGTTTGACCAGATACTGAGTTACCGAAGTTACCGTTAGTGTCTGTGCCTTGCTCAAATAGAGCGTCCGATTGGTTAAAAGCCATGTTGTGTTACTCCTAAAAAAGACAATAAGTAGTTACTGCACTCTGCCTTCCATGATAGCTAAATCAATTTCTTGTTCAAACTTATCATATTGTTGTATAGACAAAGCTGCAATTTCCCGTTGTGTCCAAATCTTTGGCTGCTTAGAATCTACGCGAGTAGTTCTTGTAGATACCATATCTGCTGCTGAAGAGTTGGAAGATTGTGACTTAGACGGTTTTTGCTTCTTACTTGTCTTGATGCCGTTCTCCATTTTATAAAGATCAATAGCTTTGACTGCTAAATTAACATTGTCTGGGTTTTCATAGATCCAACCTTGAATTACTTCAGGTTGTTCTTTAGCCCATTCGTGGAACTTATCATCGCCTCGTATATCCTCAAAATCAGGATGCCGTGAGCGTAGTGTAGATTCAGCTTCTTTTCGCTGTATGTTTAATTCTCGTTCTTCAAGAACAGACATTTTAGTTTTTAAAGCTTGCATTTGTTGTTCACTTTGTAAGTGTGCAACAGTTTCTACGGTTTCATATAGATCAGGATATTGCTCACGAAAGTTTTCAAGATCTTCGGCTGACTTAGGCGGGGCATACGCAGGTTGCGTTTCTGTTGCCGCTGCTGTAAGTTGTAGTTCTTTCTGCTTAAAGTCTGCAATTTTCTGATCGTAATGTTTCTTTAGATCATCGTATCGTTTCTTATAATTTGTAGTACCTGTCTGAGCTTCCTCTTCAGGGGCCGCTTTGCGGGTAGCCTTCTTAGGTGTCTCTTCTTGGTATAGCCCATCTGCTGATCCTCGACTGGGTGCGTCTTCTGTGTGCCATGCCTTTCGAGAATTGTATGGATTGGCTTCGGGTTCATCAAGTTGTTCTGTTACATTACTCATCTTGTCACTCTCCTTTTGGGGCTTGCTAGTCTTTCAAGGTGGCTATATTACTCGCGTTTGTAATATAGGGTCTTGATACTTCAAGGTGGCCTCTGGATTATATTTTGTGATAAAGGGTTTAAATTAATAAAGTGGCTTTATCGTTATCTTACGCTTGGCATCCGGTTAGCAGTGACCATTTGTTTCTTAACTTCGTCATCACTGTCATAAGAAGACATTTTTATATCGTCTTCGCTAGTTAAACCTCCGAATGCTTTCTTCATGTAACCACCATCATAAGCACGTTCAGCATCGTCCATCATAGTTTGTAGCTGATCCGCACCCATTTGATCGGTGGCTTTCTTGGTGAAAACAAATTCACCATCCGACAACCTTGCGGGTATCGAATCTGATGTGCCAGTTCCGGGGCCTTCTACGGCTCCTTCTCCGGCAAATTCTCCTGCAACATCCATAACCTTGTCAAAGATGCCACTTAAACGCTCGTCTGTTTCTAGAACGCCCATTAAATAATCTTGTTCTTCTGTGTCTAAAGACTGCCCTAATACATAGCCTGTGTAGTCCTCTTCCATTTCTGAGTCTGGAAGCTGTGAAGCTTCTACAGCATCCATCTCATCTTCTGGGATGTTGTCGTAGGTATCTTCAGGCATGTCTTCTTCCATTTCCATTTCGGGTGGCATAAGCATAGAGCCTTCAGCGTACTTCATCATGCCGCCTTTGTTTTTTGGAACTAGCTTAGTGTCTCCCGCTTCAAGTTCAAGTGCAATTTCTCTTTCAGGCGCGTCTGGATCTAAAGGCTTATACATATATGAAGTCTGTCCTTTTTCAGCATTTTTTATTTTTTTACTGAATACCCTATCAAAGTTTTCGGCTTCTAAAGTTTTTGCATCTTTTTCAATTTCTTCTGACATTGGAGCTTCAACTGATTTTTCAGTTTTGTCTTCGTCTGCAAAAAGCAATACTCCACCTGCTCCTGCTACAATTCCTACTCCTGTTCCTGCTACAATTCCTTGCCCTACTGCTTTTTTTCCTTTTCCAGTTGATGAAATATCAGGAGTATACCCAGACATTAAACTTGGTTTTTCTGTTAAGGCTCTTTTAAACTGAACAATAGTATTTAAAATCCCTTTAGACTTGCCTCCCCCTGCTCCTTGATTGTTTAAATATAGCATAGTTTCTAAAGCTTGAGGGCTTATTGTTTTAAGGCTAGTCCCACTGATTCCTATATTAGCTTGATTGGCTGCTTCGTTTACAATATTTGACTTGTTTGTTGTTAAAGAAGCTACACCGTCAGCACTGTATTTTGTATTTGCCTGTACAGTTGTTGCTAAAGCTTCAGCCATTCTTTGCAAATCAACCGAATCGTAGTCGTCTGTGAGAACTTTAGCCACTCTAGCATCAGCTTTAAGAGGCTTATCTACGCCTTTTACTAGATCTTTTATAATGCTTTGGCCTTCTTTAGACTTAATAAAATAGTTAACAAGTGAAACGCCAGAAGCGTAGCCTTCACGGTCATCCATTTCACCGCCCATGCTCCTGCGGTTGCGAACTTCTTCAAGAAGACCCGCACCAGAATCTTGAATAGTCTGTTGCTTGTTTCTTCGTTCACTTGAATCAAGGGCTTCTGCATCTGCATCCATTTTTTGAAACGCTTCGGCGCGGGTTTCTGAGCTAAAACTATTTTCAATATCACGGCGATGTCGAGCTACGTTTTCTAAAGCTTCAGAATTGCCTTTGTATTTTTGTTGGGCTGCGTCTAAATCAGCGTTTAATTTTATAAACTTATCAACATCAGACATTTCAGCTCCACCACCTTCGTCATACGAGCCGCGCTTCTTTTGCATTTGCATTCTGTAACGCTTATCGTCAGCGGTTTCGCCACCCATGTTATACATTTTATTCATAATTAAGAACCTTCTGTTCGTTGTTTAGCTTCGCCAACTTGGTCTTTAAGCTGCATTAAATTAACCAGAGAACTCACTTTCCCCTGCTTGCGGAACACTTCCAGTTCCAATGTTGCCACCGCCAGTCCCTGTAGCTCCAAGTCCTTGAGGTTGTTGAGATGCTCCTTGAGCGCCTCCCATAGCTCCTTGTTGCTCGTCAGGGGTGACAACCTCGCTGCCATTTGCTTGTCCAACATTTTGCGCTCCTATGATCTGTGCCATGATTGCAGCTTCTTCAGGATCGTTGAGTATCTCATCAGGATCTAAGTCTAAACTGTATGCAAGTTCACTAACAATCTTAGAGATTTTAACAAACGGTGCAATAGCGGGGTTCTGTGCGGTTTGTAAGAACATGGTCAAACGCTGACTACGAACTTCTTTTTGCATTAGGCTGTTAGTACCCATTGCGTTAATTTCTAAATCGCCTTCAATATCTAATTCGCCTTCAAAGAACTGCATGTTCCACTGGTAATAAGCTTTACCTAAAGGCTTCAACAAGAAATCATCTACGTTCTTAACAACTGTTTTAATATTAAGACTTGCTGCACCTAGAAGCATCGACATACCTGACGCTGTACGAGTCATGCTCTGTACGCCTGTCTGTCCATGCGAGTAACTAGGTATTCCGGTCTGCTCATCTGCAAGCTGACGGAACTTATCAAACATTTGTAAGTTTTCTTGCGTAGTGTTAGGGAACTTTAAGCCGTGTATTGACTGACCTTGCATTCCTGACTGTCGCCTAAAGACTTTTCCGGGATATATTTCCATTGATTGCCCGCCAACTAAAGCAGACTCGTCTACGTCAAAGACTATAGAGCCTGACAACGCTAGGTTGTCGATTGCCATACGTGCGTGTCCGTTCATTATCTGTTGAGAGTCATCCATATTTTCAGCAACGCCAATACCGAAGAAAGAATAAGGATTACGCTCGTAAGGAAAGGCATTGTATGGGAGTCTGTACGGAGTAAATGGATTAACAACGCCACGTAACAGCTTACCATTACTGATCCATGCATTAACTTGTACTTCATCTAAGTCATCCACTTCATCAGGGATGTCCATGCCTGCTTCTCTTGCGTATTGAGCATCCATGACTCCCCAGTATTCTAAAACTTCAAATAAACCACTGCCGTAGTCTTCATTGCGGTGATCATCTTTCAATTCAGACTCGTAGTCTTTCTCAACGTAGTTTGATCCCATCGTTAAGCACTCACGAATCTGATCTTTGCTAAAATGCGGAAGTTTAGCTAGGTTTCTAAGCTGTGATCGGTTTAATTTATGTCTATGAAACGTGTATTCGCACTCTTCAATAGTAGTAGCATTGGGATCGGGAAAGAAATCCCAAATAGAAACAAACTCAATGCGCGGAACACGAACAGATAGCGGATTGTACGTTCTTTCGCCTGTCTCTTCGTCTTTTTCCCAACGACTAAGTGTTTTGTTGAAGTTAAACGGGCCTTTAACAATACCTGTACCAAACAAAGCAGATTCAAATAGCGCATTACGTAGTTCAGAAGACCCGTTAGACTCTTCGATCTGATCGTGTATAAGTTTCTGCATTAAACGTGCTGCATCTTTAGCAGGAGCTATTTCTAAAACTTGTGGATTTGGATGTACACCGTCTTTAAATTCAAGTTCTGCTTCTTTTATTGCGTCTTCAAAAGCATTTTCACCTGTTGAGAAAGTTGCTCCTGCTTTCAGTACTCTTCCGTCACCTTCGTAGCCTACGTCAAAGGGGTCTAGTGCTTTTTCTTCTGCTGTTTCTGGTTCTTTGGCTTCTGGTTCGCTTGTTTCAATGTTAGGAGCCATGTCTAGGTGTCTATATGTTGACACACCTTCCGGTATTTTTGTTTCTTTAACACCAATAGGGAACTTACCTGTTCCGAACATTACATCTACTAACTGACCAAATGCTGCAATTACTTTAGTCTTTGTGACTTTGATAAATACTCTAGATTTTTCTGACTCGCGGAACTTTACGTTCTTACCATAGAGTCCACGGAAGTTGTGATAGGCTTGTAGCCATCTAGCTTCATCTGATTCTCTTGCTGACTCTGCTTGTGCAAAGCGATCTTGAACTAAACCTACAAACTGAAGACGAATGGATTCCTCAAGAGTTAAGTCAAGACCACTTTCGCCCTCAACAGCTTCAAAGTAGATCTCACCCGCGTTTCCAAATAATCCGTCTTTTTCGTTAGCCATGTAATTTCCCTACATTATACAGAAAAACCTGCCGTCATCCGAAGAATCAGGCAGGCGTAGTACTTAGTTTTATAGTGCTTGGAACTGAACAATGTACTTAACAGTTGTTGCAGCAGTAGCTAGATCAGCTCCAATAGGAGTTAAACGAGCATGTAGTGTACGATTAGCAGCAGAGTACAAAGTGCTTGCAATTACAATAGCTTCTGAAGTAGCGGGGCCACCTACAACACCTGCGGTTACAGAGGTAGTTACAAACTGGTTAGCTGCATGTCCGTGTGAATCTTTAATAAGATACAAAGGAGCATTAGCAGCCCAAGTTACAGCAGCACCACCGTCATCTAGAATAGCTTCAGTAGCGATAATCTGCCCACCACCCGCAGCCGTACCCAGACTAAAGTCTACGTCATTGCCGCTACTACCGCCTGTTACAATGTTACCCGCAGGGATAGCAATCAAGTTACGGATGATTGTTCCGGCAGGTTGCACAAAAGAAACGTCAGTGTGAGTGTCATCAGTTACTGCAATAGTAGCTGTAGTTACTTCTGTTTGTGCGCCAACGCGCTCTGACAGAAGACGAACGTCTGAGGCTATTGCCCCATCGTTAATGTTTTTACGGATGTTTACTTGACCTGTAGCTGTTGACATAATTTCTTCCTCTTTTTATTTTAGTTTTTTTTAGTTTTTTTAATATCCAAAAGTTGAGTCCATCGGAGAATAGATTCTCTCCCTATGAAATTGTCGCATTTGATTCAACGTATCATTTATACGTGGCCTAGACATAATCAAATACCTAAGTGCGTCATAAGCATGGTCAGGCGCATGTGTATCTACATCTTCTGGGTTGCGTTTATCCAGAGGAATACTTTGCAGTTCGCGTATCAGGTTAGGGCATGTGTTCAGTATCTGTATTTTGGGCCTACCGCTTTGCATGACTTTTAAGTATTCGTGGATTTGTATCTTGCCTTGTATTCGGTTCTTATCTGCTCTTCTAAGCTTGTGTCCGGCTCTCTGAAGCGTTTCACCGATTGTTGGGCCTGTAGTACCTGTTCGACTCCAACACGCTGTATCAAGCACTCCTTGGACGCTGAAGGGATCTCCTAACTCCATGTTAGTAATTAGGCTTGCAAGCTCTGTACCTAATAGTCCTTTCTGGTATAACTCTCTGTATATTATCAATGTGCCGTCACTTGGGTCTACTGCTCCCCAAACGCAAGCACTCTCTGAAGCGTAACCGTAATCTATTCCTTTGACCCGTTCCCAGTGCAATGGAATCTCAAACGGTGTGATAACATGTAGCTGTGGTACAAACTCTGTGAATGCTGCACCTTCTGCAACGTCCCAGTTGCCGTCTAAAAGCTGTTGTCGCTGTGTTGGCGGCAGAGCCTGTAGCATCTTCTCGTATCTTCCGTCATGGGCTAAGAACGGATTGTCCTGCAATCTAGCAGGTATGAACTTTCTTGTTAGACCGTCTGCGCCTTCAAAAGATGCATTCGGTGGCGAAGGGTCTATGTAACGCTTCTTAACCCATGTAGCTCCTGTACCGCCCGGATTTGCTGTACAACGCATATACGGGATAATCTCTGAATCAGTGGTACGAAGTCTCGAAGCTAAGTAGTTCCAAGCAAATTCTGTGGGCAGGTGTGTGATCTCATCAAATCCTATCCAACTGTATGCTTGTCCCTGATACCTATATACATCTGCATCACGTTCCAAGAAGCCAAACTCAATCTTAGCGCCACTTGGGAAGTTCCAAAGCTTCTCCACTTCTTTATATCTACAGCCCGGAAATGCTTTCGGGTACAACTCTCTACTTTTGTCTATAAGCTCTCTAAGTTCTGGCATAGAGCGTCTTATGATTAGACCCCTGTGAGCGGGCCTGTGAGCGTATCTAAGCGGGTCTACGAGCATGGCATAGGACTTACCTCCCCCTGCTGCTCCACCGTACAGAACGTCTGTTTCTGCGGCTGCTAAGAAGTCTTCCTGTGGGCCTTCGTTGGCCTTGAAGATTATGTCTTCTTTTACTTCGTCTGCCAGAGCATTTGGTAGCTTGTTTAGATCTTCTTGCTCTGTTATGTTTGAAGTAGCAGTACCGTCTAACTTGTTTAAAGTTTTGGTGGTGGTGCTTATTGACTTCTTGTAGCTTTCTACTTTAGCTTGTGCTGCTTTGAGCTTCTTTTGTTTTTCTCTGACAGCCTTTGTTGCGTCCATCTTTGCTTTAGTTCTAGAATGATAAGTATAACCACGGCCTTTAGATCCTTTTGCGCGTCCTGATTTCTTACGCGGTGTACCGTCTACTTTGAGTACAAACTCTCCGGATTCATCTTTGGCGTAGTTGTCGGGATTTAGTTCCCAGTCTAGTTGTTCAGTCATATCTTTTGTCTGCTATCTTCTTTAAACCCATGTGGCTAATAGTTCGCCCTGTCTTGTGTTCTAAGAATATCGCAGCTTCGCGTAAACTGAGTGTTTTCTCTTTGATCATTACGATCATCTTGTCTAGTTGTTCTAGCTGTTCTGGTATTGCTGTTAGTAACTCTACGTTACCTTCGTCTAGCTTATAACCAAATGGAATAGTACTGCTAGATCTCCTCATAATTTCCTTCTATGACGGTTTCTTGTTTAGCGGGTAAAATAAACAGACCGCCATTGGTATTGACAGTTACATCGAGGCGATCTGTTTTACCCAAGCCTACGCGGTCTAAGATGGTCTGTGCTGCCTGTATACGCATGTTTGCTTGCGGTATAGGCTCTGAGCTATCCATTATTGCTACGAGCTTCATAGCGGCTTTAGGGGCGCTCTGAGCCAAGATGTTTGTTGCTAGGTCTAGGATCTCCGTCTTCAAAGACTTCACAACTGCATTCGTGCTTGATTCAGCATATCCTGCCATCTCTGCTGCTCTTTTTGGATCACCTCCTACTTCAGTTAAGTAACTAAGGAAAGCTTCCTGCTTTGTTGTTAATTCTTTTTTGTTTGTCATGTACTCTATTATACACCTGTATTGCAGGTTTGTCAAGCTTTATATTCCAAAAAGGTATAAATAAATATACGAAATGTCTTGACAAAACGTGATTTCAGGTGTATAATAGATATTAAGCCCACCGGGGTTATATAGTCATTCCAGCCACTGTTATTCAGTGTTTCTAATAATAGGTTTTGTATAGTATTAGGAACAATTCTAATAAGGACTCATTCCTAATAAGTCGATTAGCCCCTTGCAAGGCTAATTGCTATAAAGTAGATTAGCCTTGCAATGGGGCTTTGACATAGATGAGACACTTTAAAGACTTTAAAGCCTGCCGCGCCAACTGGTATACATCCCCTTTTCCCCCAAAATGTATAACATTGTGTATATATAGGGGGGGAGGGCTATGGCCACCTGCCCCACCCTAAAGGCCCTACATTTTATAAGGGTTTTACAGGCGGAGGTCAGATTCCCTAGCACAATTAGACTCCAAAGTCTACAAAAACTTTAAAGTCTAAAAAGTCTGGACAACTGGTGTACAAACTGGTAGGACTTCGAAGACT